CATCTTCGACGATAACACCATGATCAACATCGTCGGACAGTTTGAGGTTCGCTATAAGCTCCCGGACCACCGTTCCGAGGCCAACCTCAAAGCACTAGGTGAGCAGCTGATGATCGGTGATGTTGAATGAAGAGCAGCGCGTGTGCCCCTATTGCGGGGCGGTCAACTCCCGTGACCCGGCACTCATGTGTTGTTCGGTCTGCGAGTTCCCGGACGAACGTTATGAAGAAGCCATCGCCCTCTGGAAAGAGTTCTGGCTGTTCATGGCATTTCTTGACCGAGGATATCCGCTGATATGAAAGGGCAAACATACATCATCGAGACGGAGATTGACGGCGACGAGTGGCCGCCTACCGTAGACGAGAACGTGATGTATGACCTGGAGCGTAACCTCAATCGCATGGTCAAGGAGGGATACATCATCGGCTTCGAGATCCGTAAGCCTGGTGAGCACACATCCGACACGCCACCAGACAACTCACCAACTCAGCCGGAGCCGTACACGGTGCCGGAACCAGAACCTGAGGACGAGGATGCCTGACGGTCTGCCGAACATTCAACCTGTGGGCATGAGCGACTGGCTACGCGCGGTCATCTACGCCTACCCGGGCGCAGGCAAGACTTCGCTGATAGGCAGCGGTGCAGAAGCAGGCTTCAAGACGCTCATCGTCCGCAGCAGCATGGACCTGATCCCCTCTCGCGTATTGAAGAGTGGGGCTGAGGAGTATGTTGCTGATACCTGGGAGCAGATGAATGAAATTCTCACCTTCTGCCAGCATGCTCACCCGTTCCCCTACGACATCGTATGGTGGGACAATATCTCCGTCTCTCAAGACATGCTTCTTGACGACGTGTGGGAGGCAACCATTGCCGAGAAACCCGCGCGAGCGTTCAAGGTCAACCCAGACACTGGCCGCTTTGATAAGCCTAACCTCAGCCCAACAAGTGGCCTGGATCGTGGTGAGTACGGGCGCAACATGGAGCGCATTCAGCAATGGCTGAGGCACATGGTAGGCTGCAACACGTTCCACTTTGGAGTCATGGCCCACCCGCACGAGGGCCAGCACCCTACTAACGATGAAGGAGGTTTCCTACTTCGCCCATACGTGCAGGGCAAGATGATGACCGAGAAGCTCTGCGGATACGGCAACTTCATCGGCTTCATGGAAGTCATGGAATCAGACAAACGTACCTGGCGACGACTTCACGTGAAGGAGTCATCGCGTTGGTATGCCAAGGATCAATTTGACGGCTTCCTCGATACGGGGTACATCGATGAGCCTACGTTGCCGAAGATCATGGACGGCATCGCCAAAGCTCGGGGCAAGCCTCTCGGTAGAGGAAACGTCACACCCATGCGTCGCCGGGGCGCGGCGCAGAAGACGACAGCCGCCCGTACACGCGGGCGTAGGAGGGAACAATAGTGGCAAAACTCATCCAGTACGACGTCACCGGAGTGGAAGAGTCACGCGGCGGTACTGGCGTCAAGGCCAAGCCTGGCGTCTACATCGCGGAGATCATGCTGTGCACACAGCGCGACCAGAACCGTGCTGGTCAACCGGCGAATGACCTGGAGGTCGCACTCAATGTAGGATCGGAGTACGACTGGGTGTTCACCTACATCGGCCTCGGACCGGCCAGTGACTGGAAGCTGGCGGAATTCGTACGTGCCGTCGGCATCAACGAGAAGGGCAAGATGGATCCCGACAAGATGGTCGGGAAGAAGCTGCGCGTGAAGATCAATCCCGATACGTGGAACAGCGAATACACCGCCCGCGCGGGCAGGTTGATGCCCATCCTGAACGGTGACAAGGAACCGGGCAAGGTCTCAGAGATCAGCTCAACCGGCGAAGAGACCGACGAGGACGTTGAAGAGCCTACCTCTGAGGCTACTGGCGCGGACGAGTACCCGGGCGGCTATCAGCCGCAGCGCGAGGACGACGACGACAACTACGACGACTGGTCCGACGAGGACGTCATCGGTGAGGCCAGCGATCGCGGCCTGACGCTGCCCGGTGGCCGGGGCAGCAAGCGCGACAAGGCGGTCAAGGCCCTGCGCGCAGACGACGAGGCCCACACACAGCAGCCGGTAGACGACGACGAGGGGGACGACGACGACGGAGAAGCAGAAGACTACTCAAGCTGGAGCACAGACGAGCTCGTCAAGGAGTACAGCGAGCGCGGATTCGAAGATGACGTCCCTGAGTTCAAGGGACGGAACGCAGAGAACCGACAGCGCAAGGCAATCATCGAAGCACTCGAAGCCGACGACGGCGGGGATCCTTTCGAGGCCTAACATGGCGGAAACAGGGGTATTCCGAACGGACGACATGGCGTTAGCCGCTGCTATCGCGGTAAGCGGGCGCAAGTACGAGGTCACAAAGCTGACCGATACTATGGCCACCTGGTCGTTTGAGCAGGACGCGGAGGTAGAGCGCGTTGTCAATGAGTACATGCGCTGGGAGCTACAGTGCGAGGTTCGCTCGTACCTAGCTAAGCACGCAGAACTCAGACGCGAGATCTACAAGATCATGCCGCGCCGTTCGGATGCCTCTGTTGGCTAAGACGTGTCCAAGGTCACGAACCGCCAGATTCGGTTGCTAGGTCCATATCTTGAAGGCGACCATCCGACTCACACAAATACAGATCAGGAGACAGGGGTCGTCACTCGAGAATGGAACCTCGTATGCCCACTTCACGATGACAATAAACGCAGTGCTAGTATTAACATTGACAAGGGACTTTTCTACTGCTTCGTCTGCGGCGGCATGCCCGTTACGACACTGCTAACCCGTAAGCGTGAGTGGTATCCGCCGCGTAGCGGTGGCGGTCACGCACACAGCAACAACGGGCATGCGCCAGAGGCGAGTAGGCGCGTTCTACACAACGGCCTAACCGATGCATGGCACGCCAACCTCATCTCCAGCGCGGGCCAGCTACAGTGGCTAGAGGAGCGCAAGGGCATCACGTTGAAGACGGTGACTGAGTGGAAGATCGGTGTCAATCATGACGGGCACTACACGATCCCCATCAAGGACATCGAAGGAGAACTCGTCAACGTCCGCTACTACAACCCACGTCCATCAGACGAGTACCGCAAGATCATGAGCGAGCGCGGTTACGGTTCGCCAGCACGACTATACCCCATTCAGATCTTCCAACTGGATCCAGAGCAGATCATCATCTGCGAGGGGGAATGGGACGCCTTGCTCGCCATCCAGAACGGTTACGCTGCCGTAACGCGTACGGGCGCAGCGGATGTGTGGGACCCGTCCTGGGGTGACTTCTTTGTTGGGCGCAACGTGTACCTGATCCACGACATGGATCGCAAGGGGCAGTCTGCGAACATCAAGATCGAGAAGCTGCTCCGCAACATCGCGAAGCGGACGCGCATCATTCAGCTGCCCTATCCTGTCACGGACAAACACGGCAAGGACCTGAGCGACTTCCTACTGGACAATGACCCGGCTGAGCTGATGGGGCTTCTGGCGGAGCCAGACAACCACGTCGAGGGCACGGAGTTCGTTACGGTGCTTGAGACCTTCGACTCACGGCAGGTAGGTACGCCGGTGAACGTGCTCGTCACGGTCAAGGGTCGACGTGAGCCTGGCTACAGCGTCCCTAGCAAGGTGCACCTGGTCTGTACACAGGACGCCGGTAACAAGTGCCAGGTCTGCCCTATGCGGGCGGCTAACGGCTCAGCCCAGATAGAGATCTCGGCCGACGACCCGGTTGTGCTCAACATGATTGAATTCCCGACGAGTACCGTCAGCCAGGTCATCGCCGAGAGCTTCGGCGTACCAGGCGGTAAGTGCTCACGCCTGCATGAAGAGGTTGAGGAGCACCGTCCTGTTGAAGTCCTATACGCGCGACCGTCACTTGACCACAGCGACGGTACCAAGGCTGGTGACTACAAGAACATCACCATCACGCATAGCAGTGGTCACGCCACGCCCGCTAACGAGACGATCATCGCTACGGGCGCACTACAACCTAACCCCAAGAGCCAGAGCAATGAGTTTCTTGCGCATCACGTTGAAGCAGTTGAGACATCCGTCGACTTCTTCGAGCTAGATGGCAAGACCATCGGCCTCATGAAGAGGTTCCAGGCGGCACGTGACCCGATGCGTAAGCTGGCTAGCATCAACAAGAACCTTGCCGAGCACGTGACGCGCATTCACGGACGACCGCAGATGCATGCGCTCATGGATTTGACGTTCCATTCAGTGCTTAGCTTCAACTTTGCTGGTGAGCAGGTCAACCGTGGATGGCTGGAGAGCCTCATAGTAGGAGATACCCGCACCGGCAAAAGCCTGGCAGCTGAGCGTCTCGTTCGCCACTATGGCGGTGGTGAAATAATCAGCTGTGAGGCAGCATCCTTCGCGGGAGTGGTGGGAGGGGTGCAGCAACTCGGGACCCATAAGAACTGGGCCGTGACATGGGGTGTTGTGCCGATCAATGATCGACGCCTCGTTGTGTTGGATGAGATCAGTGGCCTGGAGCCTGAGGAGATTGCTCAGATGAGCGACATCCGCAGTTCGGGGCAGGCCAAGCTGATCAAGGTAGTGCAAGAGACGGCCTGGGCTCGCACCCGGCTGCTCTGGTTGGGCAATCCTCGTAATGCTACCATGGCGAACTACACCTATGGTGTTGATGCAGTCAAGCCGCTCATCGGTAATGCCGAGGACATAGCGCGGTTTGACCTCGCGATGGCAGTGTCGCTATTCGATGTAGCAAGCGAGGTCATCAACCAGCCTGTGGCTGGGGGCGAGCTCAGGTATACATCTGAAGCATGTCATAATCTGCTGATGTGGGTATGGACTCGAACCCCAGACCTCATCAAGTGGTCACCTGGCACTGAGCGGCTGGTCCTCGATGAAGCCAACGCCATTGGCAAGCTGTACATTGAGGACCCGCCGCTCATTCAAGCGGCTAACGTGCGCATCAAGATCGCCCGCCTAGCAGTGGCG